GTACAGGTCCTCCATGGCGTCCAGGATGTGGGCCTGGGCCCGCACGAACACCGAAGACCGGAACGTCTTCTTTTTCACTTGGGCGTCGCTCAGGGCCGAGGTGTCCGTCCCAATGCCCTCCCATGCCTCCCGCATAGCGTCCACGTCGATCTCCACCGTGATGGGGTCGTCCCGGGAGATCACGTCCTGCTCGCTCAGGCTGGTGAGATAGGCCAGGATGTCGGCCACAAACAGCGCCTGGTTGTCCGCGGTGTTCTTCCGCTTGCCCAGGTAATAGGACTTGAAGGTACGGATGATGTCCTCCTGGATCAGGTCCATGGCCTCCACCACTGCGATCTTCTTCATGTCCTCAGTCAGATCCCCCGTGATGGTCTGCAGGGTGTTCACCCCCCGGGCGATCCGCACCGCGTCGTCGTCGGCAAACAACACCAGGTTGCCCCCGTCGATGGAGGCATCCACATCCTCCACCGGCTCTGCACTGACCAGGTCCTCCAGGGCCTTGTAGGTCACGCTCTCATCCATGGGGCAGGCAGCCAGCACACCGCCCAGCCTGGGCAAGTACAGGGCCATGGCCGTGCTGGAGGCCTCGCCCCGGATGGTCACCGCCGTGTTGGCCACGTTCACCACGTGGATGTCGTCCGCGCTCTCCTGGCCGGTCACCAGGGCCTTCACCTTCCGGATCCGCCGGTTGGTGTTCACCCCCTTGACGTAGGCTACCACCCCAGCCTGGAACGCGGTAGGCACCGCGCACAGCCAGTTGGGGGACAACTTGTCCAGGATGGCCTTGGCATCGTCCATGGTCTTCGTGGTTCCGATCCGCACCACAATCACCTGGTAGGGTCCTGCCAAAAAGGCCCGGGAGATGGCGGCGTAGTTCTCCGCCGTGTACTCTTCCTCCGTCACCTCATCCAGGGTGGCGTAAGTCTTGTAGTCAAAGGTGGTCACCGTGTCGTCCTGGACGATCACCGCCAGGATCCCGCGGATGGACCGGTTCACTGCCGTGGAGGCCAATTTCTTGAACTCCACGCTGATCACAGGTAAACCCATACGGTTACTCCTTTCCGTTCAAAATCAGCTCTTCCATGGTCTCTGCGTCGGCGTCCGCCGGCGGCAGGACCTGGAAGTTCTCCAGGGTAAGGGAGGCGATCAGCACCATGTCCTCCCGCCGGAGGTCAAAGCTCACGTCCTCTGGATACAGGACAAACAGGTCCCGCACCGGGATGGGCTTTTCCAGGGCCTCCGTCAGCTTGACCTGCCACTCCAGCAGTTCCAGCCAGCCAGCCCGGGTCCAGGCAGCGAACCGGATCACGTCCATGGTGTAGGTGTCGTGCCGCAGCCCGCCCTCCACCGCCGTGTCCAGGCCTCCCGGCTGGATGTAGGTGCAGGGCCGTTCAACCCCCTCCGTGATGTCTTTCGTGGTGGGCGGCTCCCCAAAGAGCCCCTCGATCCAGTCCGACAGGGCCCGGATGGTGTCGATGATGGTAACCACTCAGCCCAGCCCCTTTCGCAGCAGATCATCCACAAAGGCCTCTGCCGCCCGGGGGAATTCCGTTCCCATCTCCCC